AAACTGCTGCATCTAGTGTAGAGGAAGATGAGGACTTGGAATACTTCAGGTCACTAGCAGAAAACGACTGAGTAAATTAACTCAGTAGTGTACAAAAAGAACCCCACCTAGTGTGGGGTTTTTCTTATCGTGTTGCACCACTAAAATTAGAATCTGTTATGGCCATAATCATCAACTTGATTATAGAATCATCATATACATTCGCTGCAACACCTGGTGAACTTGAACCACCAGCAGATTGATTATTGATATTTTTGACATCATTGACGACAACTCCAGCACCTTTATTTTGAGTAGATAATAATTCTGGCACACTCTTTCTGTAATTAGCAATCGATTTGATTCTATCAGAATCATATTCCATATCAACTCCACCAGCATATTCAATGCCTGATGCTGACATACTTGATGTTGATGCTGCTGCTACTGGTGTTGATGCTGAATATTTACCTGCCAATTGATTCCTATATTGAGAAATGGATTGTTCTAATTGAGGATTGGTTGATCTGGCAGCACCTTTTAATCCAAGAACATCTGCAACTTTAGCATTTTGATCTCCATGTTTTAATAGTTTTATTGCACCACCAGCACCAACACTATGTGCTAAATGTAAAACATCTGCGGTTATTGGTATTCCAGTTCCCTGTAAACCTTTCTCTAAAGCTTTAGTATTTCTTTGGGAATATACGTTGTATAATTTATCTTGATTTTCTGCACTAAATTTATCTGTTAAATTTAAGCTAGCACCACTCAATAAACCTTCTACAACGGAAGGCATAAATTGATATTTACCCAATGCTCCCTGATTGCCACCACGACCTTTAGCATACTTTAAAGCATCTGCAATCGTTAGGTCAGTTAGTTGTACATTTTCTCCATACTTCGATCCATATAGAGATTTTATTTTTGGGTCTTGTTTTCCTGCACCAAAACCATACGATGCATTATATCCAGTTTTACCACCTTCACTTTGACCAATTACATCTCTAATTGATTCACCTGATATCATCTGTCTTTGTGGCGTATTGCTTTGTTGTCCTGATGAACTAGTATCCATATTTCTACCCAAAGCAGCATCATCCATTCCACCCGAAGTATCTAAATTTTTCATTTGTTCTGGTGATAGAGTATTTTGTTCTTCAGGTAAACCGTTAAACTCTTTCCACAATTCATATAATTCATATGCTGTCCATAAACCAAGCCCAATCTGAATTGCAGATGCAACCCAACCAATAATAGGAACGGTAGCCAAAGTACCTGCCGTTGCTAATCGAGCACCTATTCGTGCAAATAATTTGGGAGATTTTCTCTCAACGAATGCCAAAAACCTCCCCCATAGTGATTTATTTTTTACCACTTCTCTACTTCTACCAGTAGTTCCAAAATCAGTTAGTGGTTTTCCTTTAGTATCAACACTAGCAGAGGGTTTTGAACCACCAAATACTTTTCCAGCAGCGTTAGCAACAAGAGCACCAGTGCCTGCGGCAGCAGCAGCAAGACCTCTACCAACCCCCACTACACCTTTAGTTACATTTTTTGCTGTGTTAATCAGACCTGCTGTAGATGCTAACGAAAGTATTGAACCTATTACTTCTGAAAGTTTTTTTAATCCACCTGTCAATGTGCCAAGAATTGAACTGAAAAGTTTGACTAATAAAGTAATTGGTGCAAGAAGAAAACCAAAAATTTTCTGTAAAAACCCACCACCTTTATCTTCCTTCTTTACTTCCTTTTCTGGAGTTGGTTTTCCTGCCTTTATAGCATTTTCATATTGGGATTCTCTATCACCAGCACGTTGAAAAAACGCATCCGCTTTTTTTGCTGGTGTATCACCTTGAGCTCGAACAAGTTTTGCTATGTTCTGCTTCATAAGATTGGTATCACGAGCCATCTGTGGTAATACGATAGAGTTCTTGGCAACTATTCGGAATTGTGCTTTCAGTACACTTAAACCATCATTTATTGTAGTGACTGCTGCATCAGGAGTTGCTGATTTTTCTTTTAACTTTTCAGCACCCATTCCTCCTGCTTGATATCCTTTTAGACTAGGAAATAAAGAAGTTGCAAGACCTTTTCTGTTGAACAAATAATTACGTGGGTCAAGGCGTTCTCTAGCACGTTCACTAAATGCAGTTGCTAGTGAACTTCCTATACCTGCACCAGATTTTCTTTGTTTTCTAACGATGTCTGTAAAATTTGCCATATCTTATCTTTGTTGTAGTTTTATTTTTTCGTTTTCTTCTTCAATGTGTCTAATGAGCATATTAACATATAGAGATTTCTCCCACGGCATCATATTATCCAAATCACTGATACTATATTTGTGATGTTGCATTAATGCAAAATTTGTCTCAAAGTAATTTTGCAGATTATCATGCCGAAGGATTAATCGAAAAAATTTTGGATTCCCTCCAAAACCATTTTTTCTTCATAACCACATTTACCGCATTTGAAATCTACTTCTTTTGTTATCTTAGGAATCGTTTCAAAAAATTCTTGTAATTTTAAAAACTGAGTACGACTCATGCTTTCAAGAAAATCTGTTAGTTCTTTTTTAGTTACATCTTTGGCATAATGTATTTCTTCTTCATCGTAGATATAATCAATACAACCCAACGTAGTTTCCATCAATATTTCTGATTCGGATGTAGTAGAAATTTTATCAAGCATTTTGAAGTTAGGATACTTCATAACAACTCCCATTGTAGGAGTCAATTCTATTTTGTTAGTATGATTCTCAGGAATTTCTGGTTTGATGTCTATGATGTTGACTTCAAATTCAACTAAGTTCCCACATGTTTTTTCTTCTTCACCAACATGAATCTTATTATTACATTTATATTTTAGTTCCACCACTTCACTGATAGACCTAGCTCGCAGATTGAAGAAGATATATTCTACATCCGAGATAGGGAGGGATTCAATGTCAACACTCTCTGTCAAGCAACAATTATTTACAATCTGTTTGACCGCAGATAGAATAGAATCTTCATCATCTGCTTCTGCTGCCATCAAAAATATCTTTTCTTCTTTGACTAAGAAAGGTCTAATTTGAATTTTCTTTTTCGATAAAGGTAAAGTCAAATCATATATTGGAACATCAAGTTTTGGTAACATAGTATAACTCCATATTTAAATTATTTTAATTCAATAAAACTACGATAACAGAATTGAACTGTCAACCGTAAAAATCCATCATCACCCCAATTCAATGCTTGTGCTGAGTATCCAAGTGGAAATGCATCAATCAATTGTATATGTTTCAACAACTCTCCATTGTCAGTATCTTCTAATCCTTTGGCTTCAGAAACAGAATAATCATTATATTGTTCAATATAAATTTGTGTTAGATATCCCTCTCCACCCAATCCGTTAGTGCCTCTTGGAAACCTCATATTATTTGTTTGACTTGGCATAATGTATTCTATCCACTTATCAAATATTTGTCTTTCGTTGCCATTATTAGTGCAAAGAAAATTAAAATTTATTTCCGCATATTGTTTTTGATATGGGATTTTATAAGTCGGACCGTAAACTTTAACATCCGCTGTATTTAATGTTTTGCCTGGAAGTTCAGTCGATTCACAAAGTAAACTTAGATCCTTAGACCTATAATCGACTGCTATTGCCGCAGGTATATCCATATTAACTTTGAATCGGTTATTTTTAGCTAACCCTTTTTTTCCTTCAATATTCGAAATAAATTCTCGTATCATTAAAATTTGTCCTCTGATTCTGCGAATACTTTATTTGTTGTTGCTCCCACAAAAGATTCCATAGGCAACAGAACTGCTATGTCCCATTCATCTGCATGTATCTCTAAGAAACGAGATTCCACATGACTGAACAGATATCGTTTGATACATGGTGTTGCTTCAAATGCTCTTGATGATGCTGCGAGGTAATCATAACTAATTCGCAGTTTGGTATTCTCATTATAGGTTTTGTTGGATGCAATCTCACTAAGTTTGTCCAATAGATTAATCCGATGCCTTGGGTGTATGTAATGTAAGTTCAACCCTAAGAATCCATCCTTGTATCGTTCTATTGGAATAACCAATGGGAACCTATCGTAGTATGGCATCGAATCTTTCGTTTTCGGATCATAAAAATAGAAATACATCTTTCCAATTATGGACGAATCCTTGAGCCTCTTCCTATCAGACATCAATGTTGCCTGAGTTGGTTTGAGCTCTTTGATTTTGTTTTTCAACCAATCTCTTGACTGAACAGTGCGTGGTTCAATGCCCTGTTTTGCCAGTGATGATTTAATTCTATCTAAAAGTGTTTTCGCCATGACCTATTTATCTCAAATGCCCAAGTCTTTCTCGGTGATTAACTTGAACTGCCATCCGTGGTCTTTACAGAACTCGGTTGCTGCCTTCCACTTGCATTCATTGATGACGTAGGTGATGGATTCCTGAATGAACCGTTTGGTCTTCTTCTTCTGTGTGGGGGGTCTTGTTTCTCGGTCGGGTTTGACTTCAATGATGTAAGTCATGACTTTGCCATCCTTCAATTTCATCTGAGCAATGAAATCAGGGAAGTAACGATGCTTCTTCTTATCCACAGGACTGTAGTAGGGTATGGGTAGTTCTTCCGATGCCCACCAGACAACGGAAGGGTTATCATCCAAATACTTCATAACTCGTAGTTCCCATGAGGAACGATAGATAATGTTGGATGGGTTGCCTCTATACTTTAGTGGATTTTGAGGATAAAACTTTCCTTTATATGACATAAATACTCTCAGGTTATAAACTTTCACTTTAAGAAACTATATATGGCAGCTAATCCAGGCAGATTCA